GCGTGTTCCGATTGCCAGTTCATAACCGGCGCCCTGGGCGTTTTCAAAATAGCCTTTCCTGACGGCGTATGTAGCCGCCTGACGGAAGACACCCCTTTCCTGGGCCTTTTTTGTCAGATCAACGTCTGTCGCCGTGTCGGGGAACGCTCTGTCCATGATAGTTCCAAGTTCGATATAGAGGATCGCCAATTCAGCCGCCGCCGGCGCGATAGCGTCATATATGACAGAACCTTCACGTTTGTCCACGGAATCAGAAACGCGCGCCAGACAGCGGTCCATGATGTTTTCAAATGTCATATTTTCATACATTCGCGCTTACCTCCGTTTCAATACTTACTTCACCGAATACTGTCGACGCCGTAAATTCGACCGAAAGCGTTCTTTTGTCAATTTGATTGACGCTGACGTCATAAACGTCTGTGATCCGGCGGTCTTCCAGTAAGGCTTCGCGAAGAATCCGCTTGAATTCACTTGCTATCACTTGATAACTTTTGCCGACAATGGCGTTCATTTCAATTCCGTAATTCCAGGAATAAATCAGGTATAAAAAACGCTCTGATTGAAGAATTTTCATGATCGCCTGTTTCATGGCGTCGGATTCGTCAACAAAGCCACCGACACGTCTTGTCGAAAAGTCTATCTTGTACGTTCTTGATGTCTGGTCCTTTTGTTCAACTACTTCGACGTTCTGGCCAATAGTGACCGACGCCGCATTCGGTATCAATGCCATAAAATCACACCCTTCCAAGAACCAGAAATTCCTGACCGCCCTGATTCCTTAACAGGACCACCTTGTCGCCGGCGGCTAATCC